GAGTCCGTAAGCTTGGCCTCCAAGTACAAGGTTCGGAGTTCAGCTTCGGAGATTGGGCAAGGTACGAGCTTCATGCTAGACCGTACCACGGAGTTTTGAGGTGTCAATGACTCGGTTCAATATGGAGCATTAAAGAGGAAGGCCGGGAGTCCTTTCGGAAACCCGGCCTATACTCAATTCAGCCTACTTAGGCTCAGACGCGCGTTACCACCAACCTGGTGAGACCGCGGGGGTTGAAGGCCCCTATGCCTACGTTCTCGAAGCAAGAGAAACCGATTGTCCGGGCTTTCGGATCGTCTGCCGACAGAACCGTGAGTTCCGTACGGACCGGGAAGCGACCGAAGTTCTCTGGCTCCGCGGCAATGTACACGAAACCAGCAGGGACCAGACGGCTCGTGATGATCTGGGCGCCCCAAAGGGTTGCCTGGAGACCAGTCTTGAGCAGAACGGCCTGGCTCTCGATATCCAGGATGTCGCGTCCGAACTTGCGGATATCCGCGTAGTCCACCGCGTTCATGTAGATACGAGCGACCCTGAGGTCGTGACGCTCTACCTCAGCAAAGGCATCCGCTAGGACGCTTGGGCTGATTGGAGCCACGACGTTGAGGTCGGGGTTCGTCTGACCTGGCAAGGTGTCGAAGCCAGAGACCGCAATCGAGTCGAGGACTGCAAACACGCGCTCGTCTTCCGCGGCCTGGATCTGGGCTTTCGCCAAGTCCTGAGCGCGTTCGATGAGATCGAATCGGCGTTCCTTGATCTGAGTGAGGGGGATCTCGGGGTTCGAGGCAAGCTCGAACAGCGGGAAGATGACCCTGCGGGGCTTCTGGATGGCGAGGATGTTCTCGCCCTCTTCGCCGACCACGTACGCCGTAACGTCCGGGTCCTTGTCGTAGATGGGGAGTGCTCCGTCTGGCAGTTGCTCGACCAGGAAGGTCTTGCGGCCGACAGCGGTGTAGTCACGACGCAGCCTGAGGGGCTGAATCATAGACGCTGCTAGCTTTGCACGGCCAGCGGCGGTCTTGATGTACTCACTGATGATCTGTTGCTTGATGTCGTTGCTAACCACGGTAGTCTACCTTTCTTGTCGGCTCAGATTCTGAGGTCGACGATCAGCATTGGGGTGGTGGCATCGACAGCCGCTTTGAGAACGCCAACAACTGTGGGAGTCAGACCCTCACTAGTTTCGAGTGAGTCGTTGGCAAGATTGGTGATCAATCCATTGATACTCGCGTATAGGAGATCACCGGCTGCGTAGGTGAGGGCGGCCCCTGGAGTTCCTGCTGCAGCTAGCTGAACCTGAGTCTCGTAGATCGTGAGACCTACGCAAGAACCAGATCCGCACACGTACGGTCCACGACCCGATGCCGTTCCGGGGGTGTTCTCATAGGCATTTCCTGCTGCATCGTTCAGGAAGATACCGAGAGGACGCATACCGGTGCTGAACACGGTGGGGGGATCCGCTGGCGTACCTGCTGGACCACCAATCACATTGTTTCCCGCCACGGGGCGAGTGAAGGCGAAGGACCCACCCAGAACACCAGTCTTGGTGATACCTGAGAGTGTAGTGCTTTTCTTTGTTGCGCCCGTATCGAGAGCAGGGTTGGCTTGGGTGAAGGCGTCGGCCGCGAGCACACCCACACTATTGCGGGTGACGACGTGGAACAACTGAACTCGACCACTAGTTTCCCTGAAATCGCCCGAGCTTTGACCGTTCATGGACATATTGCGATGTTCCTGTTGGGTGAAAGTTGGAGTGGATTTCTAATGCATCTACATCTAGGCAGTCACTAAAGACTGGGAGGTTCTCTTAGGTGGGGCTACTTACGCAACCCCACCTAACAAGACCTCATTGATCCGTTCTCATACCGAACACTTCGCGGACATCTGGAGCTGAGTTCCAGAGGCTGGACAAGTCGCGTCCAGCACCCGCGCCTGCATTCGAAGAGACTCCGCCGATCTGACTGACGCCAGCGGTGGGTCGTGTTCCAACTGTCCTCATAGAGGCCGTTCGGACCACGTGAGCCTGCTTCTGCTGACCCTGATCGTCCTGGCCTTGACCAGCGGCCTCTTGGGCGTTCTTGTACTCAGGGTTGTTGGCGAACAACTGACGAAGAGTGTCGTCCTCATCGGGGGAGAGTTGAACTTCACCAACGTCCATGGTGGGGGTGTCCAACTGAATGTCCATGTTCGCCATGGGCTCGACCTGACCCTGCTCTGCAAGCATCTGATCGATCTCGTTGTTCGACTGCTGCTGGGTCTGACCCAAGCACTGCTGAGCAGCCTGAACTGGATCTTGACCCTGAGCGATGGCTTGCTGAATCGCTTGAGCGAGCTGTTGAGCCTGAGACTGTTGCTGCATCTGAGCTACCGGTTGCTGAGTCTGAGCCTGAGCTACCGGTTGCTGAGTCTGCTGCTGACCCTGAGCTAACTGCTGCTGGAGCTGTTGAGCTTGCTGAAGCAACTGAGCAATCTGTTGCTGCATTCCAGCTTGCTTGTCCTGGACCTGCTGAGCCTGATCCTGGTCCTGAGCTTGCTTCTGCTGTTCCTGACCCTGGTCTTGCTGACCCTGGTCCTGAGCTTGCTTCTGCTGTTCCTGACCCTGGTCTTGCTGACCCTGGTCGGCGGCCTTCTTGGCTTCTTCCTTCTTGTCTTCGTCGCCCTTGTCAGCGTCAGCGGCCTCTTCCTTCTTCTTCTTGACGTTCTCAAGGAACTGAGGAGGAATCTTGCCAGCCTGCTTCTCCTGAGCCTGGTCCTGAGCCTGGTCCTGCTGCTGAGCAGCCTGGACCTGCTTCTCCTGGCTCTGGTCGCCCTGGAGGTCATCCTGGGAGGCGAGACGAGTATAGGTAGCCATCACCTCAGCATCGGGGAGATACATGAAGGAGTAGCTCTGATCCTCGATCTCGGCTGCCGAAGCAGTCTTGGGAAGAATCTTGCGGGCGATTGCCACACAAAGAGCTGCTTTCTTCGTGATCACCTCTTCAGAGGCGGTCTTCTCGGGGTGGTTGAAGGTATCGGACCTCATCTCAGGCATACCGATTTCGTTACGCTTGACCTGGCCACCAGCGTACTCGGCTTCCCAAGTGTTGTTTGACGGATGGACATCCTCAGCAAAATCCGATGGCCCACCAATCACGTACTGGTCGGCGGAAGGCTGCTGATGGTCTTGATTCATCGTGTAGGGGTCGGCGACTTTCAAACCAGCCCTCTTGGCGATTGCATTTACGTTCCAAGTTGAGCGCTCACGAGGCATGGAGGAGATCCTTTCCTTCTTAGTTCGAGAAGCTGTATAAGAACTTCATCGACGTCCGAGAGAGAACAATTTACCTTTGGTGACCAATTGAACCTTCTCAGAATTAGTGAGGGTTCGGCCCATTACCTCCCGACAAGCCGTGAGGTAACTATCTACATCTGGGTATGAGGCCGTTCCGCCCATAGCGATGACGGTCCTGTAAATTCGAGAATCGCCAGCCATCGAGGATTTCCTTTCGGTCCTCTCCAAAAGACGATTCATGACGAGAATCTCTCGTCCCGAAAATCTGTTAGCTCTACCTACAGCTTCCCACCCACCATGATCATGTAGAATCAAGCCAGCTAGGATGCTCCTAGCCGAGGATGGGTCTTTAACGTTGGCAAGTACCATCTTTGATCGCTCACGCCACTTCGCGTAACGTAGGGCTGACCTGATAAGAGATTCATTGGACCGATTCTCGTCCAGGGTACTCTCCTCACCCTTGTTGGCTTCAGAGATGTCTTTCTTGACCTTGTTCGTGACCTCCCCAACCAAAGACTCATACAAATCGTTGATGACTTGTTTGAATGGCTTTGCAGAGTCCTCAGTAGATGGGTCTGAGGATGGGGACCCACTCATCTCCGATTGCCCAGGGAAATCTTGTTGAGCAGAGTTGATCCGTTGTAGGCGATCTTTATGTGCCTCAGCCGCTCTCTCCGTACCCGAGAACGGAGGAGGGGTATGGAGGGTACCTAGCGAAGGCCCCTCATAGAGGTACGCCAAGTAGTCACCAGGCTTGGCCTGAGCCCCAACCCCAATAGGAGCTAGGCGAGCAGCCTTCTGCATGACATTCGGATCGAAGACCTCTGTAGGTCGCATGTACGCGACTTGAATCTTCTGGCGAGCAGCCTCAGCCAACTCAGCCGTCTTGGGGTCGAGGATCGATCTGAGTACCGCTCCGGAGAACGCCGGGTGGGCTACCCACGACCCTTCAATGAACTTGACTGACCCAGGCTCCTTGGTGAGGTGTCCACAAAGCTCAGCTATCTTGCGACGCTGACCCTTGGCATCCAGGAACCAGTTCCCCTTCTCATACTTGATGTGCCGACAGAGCTGGGTCTCATCCTCGGCTACGTTGCCACACTTGGTACAGATGGTGAATCCGACGTGACAACCCATACTCAGAGTACTGAGCTGACCACTCGTAATCGCCTCAATCAGGGACTTGTGTTTGCGGTCCGTCGCTATGAGTATGTCGACGTAGACCGACTCCCCAATATCCCGAGCAGCAGCATCAATGATCTTCCCCTTGGACAACTCCGGGATCTGAATGTGCTCGACGTAGTTCTCCCCACCGATGAAGGTACGGAAGGACGCGAGTAGGAGCTTGCGCTCCCAACAATCCTGGTTGTTGTTGACATACTTCGCGGTCCCTGCGGACACGTAGAAGTCTGGGAATTCTCTATTGATCTGGAACCCATCGAACATCTGATTGCCCGTGGACAAACCAGGGTTCTCGGTATCAACCGATGCGATGATGGTACAATGGCTCAGGAGATATTGAGCTGGGTCATACTGCTGGAGTACTACCTGGGATGCTTTCCTCAACTCAAAAGAGGGAGCAGGGGACAATGCCTTTGAGCGAACGTCATCCCACCCAACCTGAGTGATGACTGGGTTCGTGAACTGAGCCCTGGCGTACTTAGCGAAACCCATACTAGGCCCCTACTCCAAACCACTGGTGGGGTTCACCACTGGGTCCCAGGATCGAAACTGGGTCAATGATGTACAGACATTTGGGGCAAGCAAAAACCTTGTGTCGAGCGCCCTCTTGCATCCTGTAGGTCGAGCGCCTCATCTTGTTCGAGCACTTGGGGCACGAAGGGCGACCAATCTTGATATCTTGGGTGGTAGCTCGGTATTGCCTGTTCTGGGATACCCAGTAGGCCGCAGACTTCTGAATGTGAGCTTCTATTCTAAGCTCACCCGCGTTCTTTGCGAACAGGTAGAACTTGGATACCTCTGTTCGAAGTGCCTCATCATCTACGTTTGGGTAGAGGGCGCGATAGAGGTCATCATATGCAATGACCTCACTCGCACCCTTGTGCCAATGCTTCGCCAGCTCTACATAAACCGAGGGCTGGAACTGCTTACTCCAGAGGGATTTTGAGGAAGCTTCCTTCCGAGCCCTCTCGATTTCTACGGTCACGTAGCTCTGGTCAAACTGAGGTGGCAAGTATCGAATGAACTGAGGGTTCACCCGAACCACATCGTCTGGGAACACACGCTCGTTACCGAATGGCCATTGGACATCGAGTACGCCAAGACCCTTGAGGACGGCCGTGACCGTACCAACATAGGGAGAGAGGTCCCCATCGATGACATTGATCTTTTGGACCACATCACCTTGGGAGAATTCTCGTGTCAGCTTCCAGTAGTCTATAGCCACTTGGCACCCTAATCGTGTGAGTTACGGGGCGAGAGGACGACCGTTGGTGGCCTTGCCAGACTCGACTGCAATCGTCTGGTCATCCTTGAACAGACTCATGTACTCGTTCTCATCAGCGTCGTTCTGGATGGGAGCCGTTGGTGCATTGAAGGTGTCCATGTAACCTTCGTCCGAGTCCTTCTCCAGAACCTTGGCTTGTCGGAGCACGTGCACCTGTCGCTGGTACATATGTTCTGGGCCATAGGCGTGTAGTTCGACCTCGTCCGCCACCTTGTCGATCTCATTGACGACGGCCTTGGCTGCCTCAAAGTTCATCCCCCACTTCTCGTGGTTGTCTTGGATGACCTGAGCAATACGATCCAGGCGAGTGAGGACTTGGCTGGCTTCTTCCTGAGCAAACTTGGCAGGCATGTTATTTCCCTCTGGGGTTCTAGTTGAGGATTCACGAACGGTTAACAGGGGGTTGGTTTGAGTTTCCCCTGCCAATTTGGCTAAAAGCATGTTGTAGAGGTTGGAGTCTACGACGGATCCGTAGCGCCCATCCTCAGCAGCTCGAATGGCTAAATCGAGAGCGGCTCGAAAACGAGCATCAGGTACCATTCCCCCAATCGACTTTGACAGAACTGATGACTTCAACCACTCTTTCGCCGAGGCAAGAAGAATGTTGTAGTCTTCTGCAGTGAGGTCACGAACAGCACCTTGTTCCCACCCAACATACGGGGCAAACCCTTCATGACCTTTTGGGTAGGGCTCAATACCGTGATACATCGAGGTCCTTTGGGGTTGGGATTTTGAGTCGCCTGACAGCATGGAAACATCCACCTGTGCTTTGACTATGGGATAAGAAGAATAGGGGTTGGTTTCCTGGGCCTTGATGGCTAGCTGAACCAACCTCCGAAAATCTCCTGTGGACCCCCCAATTTCCCTACGATTCTTGGATAGATCCTTGTCACTTTTGCCCATATCAGGGTCATGCTCGGCCTCGACCTGTTCACGTCGTAGATCATGACGAGGGGGCTTGACCTTGGGCAAAGGACGAACAAGGCGCTCGGCCTCTTCCTCCTCGCGCTCGTGAAGGTCTTTGGTGCTAGTGACTTCCATAACCCGTGGGTCAGACTCCTATCTAGCCTAGACCCTAAAGGACTATTGGATCACCC